ACGCGGTGCTCACTCAGCGGGTGGGACATGCGGTTCTGGACGGCAGCGGCGACGAGGGATGGAGGTACTCGTCCAGCGCGTCGTACTCCGACCCGACGAACGGCAAGTACTGCTACTTCACGGAGCCGATATTCGACGCCAACATCAAGAAGGGCACCACCCTCTTCACCTCGTCTATGTCCAGCCACTACCGCTTCGTGACGCTCAGCACCTTGCAGGCTAACAAGGAGCAGGGGACGTGTACCTTCTCGGCGCAGGACACGCACCCGAGCTTCACCGTCATAACGCCGTACACCACGCTTGCGGACTTCACATCGTGGCTCGCCGCCAACCCCGTCACCGTTGACTACAAGCTCGCCACGCCCGTCACCATCGACCTCGGCTACCTCGACCCCGCGCTGCTCCCCGCGCCCGACCTCACGGCCTACGTGGTGCCGAGCGCACCGAGCGTGCTGCGGTACGGCTACGCGGTGGCCGAGTCCACGTCCAGCAACCTCGCGCCAACCGAGACAAGCCCCGCAACAGCGAGCCACGCGGTCGGCACGCTGCTCACGCTCGACGGGCAGCTCGTCAAGGTGACCTCCGCCATCGCCGTGGGCGAGGCGGTCACGATAGGCGGCAACGTCCGCACGACAACCATCGCGGCGGAACTCGCCGCCCTAGCCTAAAGGAGGCACAGCATGAATCCCCGCTACCTCGTCATCGAAATCCAGACCAACGCGGACGGCTCCATCGGCAGCGTCCAGTCCCAGTCGTTCTCCAACCCCGACGAGAGGCTCAAGGCCGAGTCGCGCTACCACACCATCCTCGCGGCGGCGGCCAACTCGACCAAGCCCATCCACGCGGCCATGATGCTCACCGCTGACGGCTTCCTCATGGAGTCCAAGTGCTACACGCACGAGGTTGAGCCTGAGCCGACGCCCGAGCCTGAGCAGACGGAGGAGGCATAGATGGAGCCTCTGACCTACTTCGTCCAGCCCGTCAGCGACACCAAGGCGCAGGTCGCAATCATCGGGCTGATGATTCTGGCATTGATGGACGTGCTGTTCGGCTCGCTTAACGCATGGTTCATCCAGCACGACTTCTCCTCGCACGAGTTCAGGCAGGGGCTAATCCGCAAGCTGGGCAACTTCGGCATCGTGGTCGCCGCCGACGTGGTTGACGCCATGCTCCTCGGCGGACTCGAGCTGGGATTCCAGCCCGTGCTCATGACCGTGTGCGTCGCGCTCATCTTGATGGAGCTGGGGAGCCTGATGGAGATTTTCGCCGAGATGCACCCCGAGATCAGCGACACCGAGTGGTACCAGATGCTCGCGCACAGCAAGGACGGACTGCACAAGGGGGACGGCAATGCCTAGCGCACAAGACCTGCTGAACCTCGCGCGCGGCGAGATAGGCACCACGTCTGGCCGCAAGTACTGGGAGGCGTACTGGGGCGGCTCGTGGGCCTACGTGGACGGCGGCAGCACGCCGTGGTGCGCGTGCTTCACGAGCTGGCTCCTGAGCGAGTCGGGCGTGACGTGCGAGGGCTTCCCGCGCGCCGTGGCAATCGACCGACGCGACGGCTTCTCGCGCCAGGTGGAGCCGAGCGACCTGCAACCCGGCGACATGGTGGGCTACGACTGGGACGGCGACCGTGGCGGCGACCACATCGGCGTGTTCGAGGAGTGGGTGGACGGCGGCTGGTCGTTCCACGCCATCGAGGGCAACACGTCGGGCGGCGTGGTGGCGCGCAAGCTGCGCTACGTCTCGCAAGTCACCATCGGCGTGCGCCCCGACTACGACGGCTCCAAGGGCGGCACCATCGCCGTGGACGGCGCGGTCGGCCCCGCGACCATCAGAGAGTGGCAGCGGCAGATGGGCATGGCCGTGGTGGACGGCATCATCAGCGGCCAGCTCGAGTCCGAGGACTCCTACAGGCGCAACGTCTGGTCGGTTGAGCATGGCGGCGAGGGAAGCTCGCTTGTGCTGGCCGTCCAGCGCCGCATGAGGGACGCTGGGCTATACGACGGCATCATCGACGGCTGCTGGGGCAGGGCGACCACCAACGCGCTGCAACGCCAGCTCCGAGCGTGGGGCTACTACAAGGGCAGCATCGACGGGGACTTCGGCCACCACAGCGCCGAGTGCCTGCAGCGCTCGCTCAACGACGGGAAGTGGGCCGAATGAGCGCGGTTAGGTTCTACACGATCATCCACTTCCTGCGCGGCATCACGCAGGAGCGCGGCCCGTTCAAGACCTACGAGGAGGCGGTGGACGCAGGCGAGAGCGAGCGCGAGCACCATCGGCACAGGCCGCTCTACTACACCGTGGAGAAGAGATTCGTCTACCCGCAGAACAACTAACGCAGACCCCTCTCCGCTTCGGCGGGGAGGGGCTTTTGCGTTAAAATGCAAGGCGAAGTACCCACGGGGCCTCTGCCGTCGACGGATGGCACGCACACTCACGGGGGTCGTAATGGGCCAGTGACGCGCGCGAAGCTGGCCCGCAACGGTTCCCACGCCGACCGACATAAGGGCGTGGCGCGACAATCCGGGCTGCGAAGGCTTCGGTCGAGCGGCTGGCCCGCCCCCATGCGTGGGGGCGGGGCTTTTTCCGTCCCTAGCGCGTCCCAAGTGGTCCAGAAACGGCTTGTTTCGACGTGTCCCGACATGCCGCGAAGTGCGAAACAGCAGGTAAAGACACAAGTGGACATGTATGGACATGACTCTGCTACAATATAAAAGTATAGAACGGGCTACAAAACAGCAGGTAAAACGCTATATCATCAGTCCTCCCGTCCCATTTCTTCCCATCCATCGTCCCACGGGCGCTCGGCATAGGCCCTCGCGACCGCGCCAGCGAGCACCTCGGCGGTCGGTCGGTCGTAGTGCTGGCCCGTCACGCCAGCCAGGCGGTGGCCCATCAGCGGCTCGATGTAGTACGGCGGCAGGCCCGCGTCCCACCTCATCCACGTCTGCCACGAGTTGCGCAGGTTGCGGAACGGGTGGGCCTGCCCCATGGCCTTCCATTGGCGCATGAGCCGCGCCTGAGCCTGCGGAGCGCCCGCGCCGTCGTGGGTGAGGTACCAGTCGGGCGGCAGTGCGTCCGCCAGCTCGGACAGGCGCAGCGCAGCCCTCCCCGCGACCACCGCGACGCGTCGGCTCTCGGCGGTCTTGAGCGCGTCGATCACGGCTCCCGACTTGTCCACCTGCCGCGCGACGGAGACGAGCGCCACGTCCACGCCGCCCACCTTGCGCAGCTCGACCTCGCCCGCGAGCACGCCAAGCGACTCGCCCACGCGGCACCCACCGAACGCGGCGAGGATGAGCGCAGGCTCGACCCACGAGCCGCGCACGGAGCGCCAGACCCCGTACAGCTCGGGCAGCGTCCAGATGCCCGCGTCGTGCGGGCGCACGGTGGACTTCGGCGGCATGAGGTAGCGCTCGCGCATCGGGTTGTGCTCTACGCACTCAAAGCGCACCGCCGCGTCCATGACGGCGGAGAGCACCTTCACGCCCTGGTTGGCGGCAGACCACGAGAGCGACGAGAGCCACTGCTGGACGCGCAGGGGCCGCACGGAGTCCAGCGGCACGTCGGCCCACGTCGGGGACACGTGGTTGCGCCACGCGCCGCGATACTGCACGAGTGTGTGGGCGGACATGCCGCCCTCGTCCACGCGCCGCTCGTAGGACGGCAGCACCCACCGCTCCCACGCCTGCGCGACGGTGGGGCACGGCGCGTCCTCGGAGTGGTCCAGCATCAGCTCGGAGCGGCGGCGCTCGGCGTCCAGCCTTGTGCCCCTGATGGTCTTTGAGCGCCTTTTGTACTGGCCGTCAGGCCCCTTCGCCCAGTACCTGATGCGGTAGACCTCGCCCCTGCGCACCTCCGTGATGGACGCCCACGCCGAGCGCCTTTTGGTACGCTTTGACATGGGGAGCACCCCCTTTCTAATCGCTCTCGCGTCGTGGCAGCGGCGCGGGGGCACTTTTTTACGGTTCGGTAGAATCGTCGTCGCGCCGATCGGGGCTGCGCTCAGAAGTAGAGGCCGACTCGCCAGTATGTGCCGTGCTCGCCCTCGTTGGGCTCCGCGACGATGCGGCGCACGGGGTTGCCGACGAGCCGTGAGACCTTCTCGTGGCACTTCATGCGCGACGTGACTTCGCATAGGCGCATGCCGCCAGCTGTGATGACGTACGACGGTTTGCCGCTCCCCTTGCGGCTCTCCAGTATCTCGCCGCCAATCTCGTCCACGCGTTCGCTCGGCCCCGTCCACCGCGATGAGGGGACGCTGATCCACGTGTCGAGCCTCCTGCGCTCCTTTGCCTCGTCGCTGATGGGGACATACAGCGCCACGGCACTGTCGCCGTTCCAGACGGGCATGCGCACCTCGGCCACGGTCTCGCCGCGCGTCTTTGCGCCAGAGCGCATGAAGTCGTTCGCAGACAGGTATCCGAGCGTGGTGCCACCAGCATCCCTCACGTCGTACTCGCGACCAGCCACGGTCTTCCTCGCCTTCCGTATGCGGACCACCGGACGTTCGCCGAGCGCCGCAATCGCATCCTGATGCTCGTACGTGCCGCCGACGCGCACGCACTCCCTGCGGTAATGATCGTCCAGCTCGTCGGGAATAGGCGGGCGCTCGTCGGCCGCACGCTCTGCCTCGCGCCGCGCATCGGCCGCGGCCACCCTCGCCGCATCCATGATTCTGCCAAAGAGTCCCATTCGATACCTCCTTACATTGCCCTTGTGACCGTTGTCAGCGCGGGAGTGCTTTTCTTGTCGCACGGTGGCGGTATGGTTTGGTGTCAGTCTTCCGAATCCGTCATATCGGCAAGCAGCTGCAGCGGAACACCAAGACCGTTTGCGAGGGCCTTTGCCTTTGTGAAAGTAGGCTCCTTTGAACGGCCCTTCATAAGCTCGTTGATGGTCTGCTTTGAAACCCCGCTGAGCCGTGCGAGTTCGGCGGGCTTTATGCCCTTCTCGCTCATGATTTGGATTAGAGCCTCACCAAACGTCATTTTGAACACCCCCAACGTCTTTTCTCTGTAACTGAGAGTTTACAGAGTTCTGGACGATTTTACAAATAACTATTGACACGTACAGAAGTCTGTACCATACTCATTCACGTGAGGTACAGAGTTCTGGACGGAGGTGAACACATGACTCAAACCGCAATGAAAACTGCGATTCAAGAACGCGTGGCGCTTTATGTCACCCGCACGAAGAGGGACAGACAATCCATCGCGGAAGAGCTAGGCATGCCCGTCTCGACGTTCTACACGAAGCTGAACGGGCCGTCCGAGTTCTCGTTCAGCGAGGGCAAGCGTCTGGCCGAAATCATCGGCTGCACGGTTGACGAGATGTTCGTTCGACCTTCCTAAGACAGCTGGATAGACAGCACCGAACGTTGCCGGAGGGCGGGGGAGTTCCATCCCGCAAAGGCTTGGGCCTATATGGCCGACGTGACACCGAGAAATACGGACTCACACGAGCGGAATTTTGACGGCTAGTGCTTCTCAAACAGGCAAGGAGCACACGAAACGAAAGCGCCCCCGGCTGCTGCAACAGACGAGGGCAAACGCAAACGGCATGCGCCATGAAGGGAGGTTATCACATGGCACTAGGCCAACCAAGCAGTGGGAGCTACAGGCTGTATCGCAATACCTGGCGTTCGATAAACGCCCTACTACCTAAAACGCAGGCAGCGAAGGTGATTTACGCGCTGATGGCGTACCACTTTGATGGAGTGTTGCCAGAAGACGGGAGCATGTCAAAAGAAGCTATGGCTGTCTTTGAGATGCAGGCAAACGTCGATATGGCGGCAAAACGAAGAAATGACGAGCTATAAAGAACCTGCGGAACCGATGCAGGACGGCTTCACGAGGCTCACAATCGAGGCGCTGCGCAAGCTCTACAAAGCAAAGGCAAACGGCACAGAATGCGTCGCTTATGCCGTTCTCACCAGGTATCACAACGACGTGGAGCATCCTGCGCGATGTTGGCACTCAGCCCAACTAGCGGAAGCCGAGATAGACATGAGGCTCGACGTTTTCAGCAGGGCGCTGAACTCGCTTACCAAAAAGACCTTCCAGCACGACGGCATGACGATCCCGATTCTGGCCAAGGTGAGCGACGGCCACAACGGGAGGGCGGCGGTGTACAACGACAACTTGTATGCGGCCTGCGTCCTGAAGGATAACGCCCAACTGGTCATGAAAAACACTGCCGCACGGAATGTTGAAAACTCGGAGTAGGTCGGCAATTTCTGCAAGCTACTCTTGACCGAGTAGGTCGGCAATTTACACCGAGTAGGTCGGCAGAATTGCCGACCCAATAGAAAGAACTTACTTACTAGTAACGTTACTAGACTCGTTACCCTCACGGCATAGAGACCCCGCCCCTTTAGGCGGCGGGGCGGTCCCCTGACCGCACCGACACGCCGCCGTAAGTCAATCTCACAAGAACAGATAGTCAACCTTTCTTGTGCGTTGTGCCTGACGGCCCGCGCAGCCGCCGCCGCGCTAAGGGGGCGCGGCGACTGCGCTGCCACACTGGGGCCGAGGGCAACGAGAGCAACCCAGACACGACCCAGAGCGCCCCGACCGCTGCGTCGCCCACTTCGGTGACCGCGATGCTCCGCAGGAGTTACCGCCCTTCGGAGACACCAGCGCACGGACCGTCGAAAGGCGGGAACGACCCCTCTCAGCTGGTCGCTCACATTCCCCTCCTTTCGGATGACACCTTCCGCCCGCCTGACGGGGCGGCGCGGCGGTGGGGGCGCTTTGGGAGAGACAGGAGGCACGGCATGGATATGCCGACCGAGCTGGTCATAAACGGGACGCTGTACGTCAAGGCCGAGGGCAGGCACACCGACCTGCTCACGGTGGCGCAGATCCACGAGATGACCGCCAAGTCCGTCCACGCCATCAACGACGCCATGAACGCGGGGCTGCTGCCCTACAGCGTGCCTGCCGGGTGCAAGCGCCCGCGCAGGGCGCGGCGCTCGGACGTGCTGGCTTGGATGGAGGGAAGGGCGGCACGCGCGGGGGAGTAGGGAGTCCAGCCGCGCGATGCCGCGAGAGAAGGAAGAGCGCACACGAGTGCGCACGGCAGAAAGGATACCAGATGGACAAGACGGCCATCGCCACGGGCGCGGTAATCGCCCTGGCGATCATGTACGGCTGGGTGCCGCTCGCCTGGGCGGCGTGCAGGCTGATGGGGTGGCTGTGATGGTCGGCAAGAGCAGGCTCACGCCCGAGGAGGTCGAGCGCATGAGCGCACTTCGCGAGCACGGCTACAGCTACCGCATGATCGGCGAGCGCTTCGGCGTGAGCGAGCGCCACGCGGCCCGCATGGTCAGGGCGTGGCGTCAGGCGAGGGAACAGGGGGAGAAGAATGGCTAACCCTTCAAAAGATTTAGGCACCAAGTTCGAGACGGCCACTGTGGCCTACCTCCGCGAGCGCACGGGAGACGAGCGCATCGAGCGCCGCGCCCTGCACGGCAACCGCGACATGGGTGACGTGTACGGCATCAGGGCGCACGGGTACGAGGGCATCGCGGAGTGCAAGCGGGTGGAGCGGCTCACCTCGGACAGGCTCGACAAGTTCAAGCGGCAGGCGGTGGACGAGCGCGGAAACGCCGACGCGGACTTCGTGCTCCTCATCGTCTGGCGCAAGGGCAAGGGATACCAGGCCAAGGGCGGCAAGGCCCCGGCCAGCTTCGGCGAGAACGTCTGCTGGATCACCGTCGAGGACCTGCTCAAGGTGAGCGGGGCCACGGGCCACATCGACATGGCGACCGAAGCTGCCGAGACGTGGGTCAGCGCCCCGCTCAAGGACATCGTGGACATGATCACGTGGGGGGAGGACGAGGATGAGTGAGGTCATCGAGACGCAGGCCGAGCCAATAGAGGAGGCCATCGAGCCGACGAGCGGTCTGGACCAGCTTGTCGCGGGCATAACCTCGGAGGCGGAGCGCCTGGCGCAGGAGTACATGCCGCGCGAGATCGTCACCGACGAGGACTACAAGCAGAGCAAGCGCGAGCGCACGGGCGCCCGCAAGGACATAGCCGCCCTCAAGGGACGCTACGACGAGCGCATGCGTGCCATCAAGGATGCGGTCAAAGAGGCCGACGCACGGGTCAAGGCGGCGCTCGCCCCGCTCGACGCGATTGACAGCGGATACAAGGCAGAGGTCGAGACCTACGAGTCCCGCTGGAAGTCGGCGAGGCTCGCAACGCTCTCTGAGGCGTATGCCGACTACGCGCCCGACCTGATTGACCTGGTGCCGTTCGAGCGGCTCCTCGGGCGCTTCGGCACCGAGAAGGGAAGGCAGTGGGACGCACGCTCGGTAAGCGACGTACAGGCCGAGGAGGCCATGCACAAGGCGGTGCAGGCCATAGCCAGCGACGAGGCCACCATCGACAGCAGCCCCTACGACGATGCCGACAAGGCAGCGCTCAAGGCCGACTACTTCGCCACGCTCGACCTCTCTGGTGCGCTCAGGCGCACGCAGGAGGCAAAGGAGCAGCGGGAGCGGGTGGCGCGACTCGAGCAGGAGCGCCGAGAGCGCGAGCAGGAGCGCATAAACCCCGAGCCTTTCAAGACGCACATGACCCCGCAGGAGTACGTCGCGGAGTGCGAGCGCATGGGGACCCCGCTGGGGCCGAAGAGCGCACTCCTCCAGGAGGTTGCGGTCACGATGGGAAGCCCAGCGCCGGGGGAGGCCGTGCCTGACTACGTGTTCGCCGGGTACGGCAACGCCGCGCAGGCCGACGCGTTCACCGACTTCTGCAACAGGTACGGCATCAGGCGGCGGGTCAAGATCCCGACGCACGGGAAGAACTACAAGCTGAGCTGCAAGGAGTAGCCATGGCATACGAGATAGTCAAGTTCCAGGATGACGCGGGCGCGTCAATCCAGATAACGCCGCAGGACGTGCGGCAGACCTTCTGCCCGAACGCGACAGACCAGGAGATCCAGCTCTTCCTCGCGCTCTGCGCGACGCAGCGGCTCAACCCCTGGACCAAGGAGGCATACCTCGTCAAGTACGGCAGCGGGCCAGCGAGCATCATCACGAGCCGCGCCGCCATCCAGAAGAGGGCGGACGCAAACCCCGAGTACGAGGGCGTCGAGGTCGGCGTGGTCGTGCTCACCGCGCAGGGGGCCATCGACCACCGCGCTGGCGAGGCGTACTACAAGACGCTCGGCGAGCAGCTGCTCGGCGGCTGGGCGCGGGCGTACCGCAAGGGCCGCAAGCCCTACTACAGCGAGGTCCCGCTCAGCGAGTACAACACGGGCAAGAGCAACTGGGCCAAGATGCCCGGGACGATGATCGTCAAGGTCGCCGAGATGCACGCCCTCCGCGGGGCCTTCCCGCAGGAGTTCCAAGGGATGTACAGCTCGGAGGAGATGGCGCAGGCGACCGAGGTGCAGGCCGAGGTCGAGAAGCCGAGGCCCGAGAGGCCGCAGCCGACGCCCGAGGAGAAGGGCCGCATGGCCGAGGTGTGCGAGCTGGCCGCGAGCGTCGGCATCGACCGCGCCGAGGCCCGCAAGTACATCTGGGGGCTGTACCAGGCCAACGGCATGGCGAGCGTCGAGGGCTGGGCGCGGACGATAGCGCCAGCCGAGGCCGAGCCTGAGCAGGTGGCCGTCGAGGAGGCTGTCGAGCCTGACCTCTACGAGCAGGACGTGGACTTCTAGGTCCATGGAGGCGGAGATGGCCCTTCCATGGTGCCGTCTGGGTGCGTGCGAGCGAAAGGTTCCGGCGCGGCGGGTTGGATCTTCCTGGGCCGCGCAGCAGAAGGGGATGCACCGTGAAGGCAGACGGCACTACGGAGGGGCCACCCGCCGCAGTGGCGCAGCGCAGAAACGCACCGCTGGGGCATAGATGCGCTCGGCGACGCGGGGCAAGGCGATGGCGTGGCGCAGCTAATCTCAGCGACACAGCGGCATGGCAATGGACGCGCAGCGGCAGAGCCAAGCATAGCCCGGCCACGGCAATGCCCCGCACCGAATCGCCAAGGCAGAGCGAAGCTCAGAATGGCCACGGCTTGGCAAAGCGCAGCAATGCGACGGCATAGCTCCGCGAGGCACTGCCTTGCAGTGGCCCTGAATTGCGTGGCGATGGATAGGCAGGGAACCGAAGGGCAGCGGCAAAGCACCGCAGCGATACGACATGCCAAGGCGAGGCGTGGAATGGCCAAGCATGGAGCAGCGGCGAAGCATCGACGGCAGGGCAGTGCGGCGGCATACCTTAGCGTGGCCATGGCACAGCTCAGCGAATCGACGCTACGGCTTGGCACAGCAATGACCAGCAAAGAGAAGGAACGACAGACAGAAAAGGGAGTAGGGAAATGATCACACTGGACGTGCACCTGGTATTCCTCGAGGAGGTGCTCGGCACCGCGTCGAGCGACCCCAAGATTCACGAGCGCTTCATCGCGAGCAAGGCACCCGACGCGCCCTCGCTCAAGGAGGAGGTCGAGGCGCTCGGCACCGACGAGGTGGAGGAGCGGGCCATAACGCGCTTCCCGCGCACCGATGACGGCAGGCCGATGCTCTGGGACTACCAGGTCAAGGGCTTCTTCAAGGACGCCTGCGGGATGCTGCGCAAGGGGGACAACTGCAAGTCGGCGAAGCTGCGGGCCTACAAGAAGGAGATAGACGGGCTGGTGTTCCCGACGCCGAGGCGCATCGTGCTGCACGTCCCCGAGGGGATGGACGAGGGGAGCTGCCAGCGCCCTCTCAGGGCCAGCGGCCCGCAGGGGGAGCGCGTCGCGCTCGCCAACTCCGAGGCGCTGCCCGAGGGGACGTGGTGTGACTTCAAGGTGAGCACGCTCAAGGCCGACCTCGTGCCGCTGATCGTGGAGTGGCTGCAGTACGGCTTCATGCGCGGCATCGGCCAGTGGCGCAACAGCGGCAAGGGACGCTTCGCCTGCCGCGTGACCGACGAGAAGGGCAAGGTCGTGTTCAGCAACATCGACTAGCGAGGGCTTCGCAGAGCGGTGCTTCGCGATGGCTCGGCGTGGCGATAATGAGCACTGCGACGGCTTGGCTCGGCTGCGAAGGGAACGGCTGAGGCACGGCGAAGCCCTGCGGCGCACAGCAACGGACGGGGACGCGGCCCTGCGGGGCCGCTCCCACGCGGGAGGAGAGAGATGGACGAGAGAAGGTGCGGCACGTGCCGCCGATGCGAGAGGTGGGACGAGGATATGGGCGTGCTCTACGACCCGTGGGCCGAGGTGGCCGAGCCGCTGCGCTCGGAGCTGCGCAGTGAGTGCGGCATCTGCGGGATGGACGGAGAGAGTCCCATTGCGGTCAGGCTGGACTGGGACATGCCCTGCGGGGGCGACTTCTGGGAGAGGAGACTGTCATGAGCCACACGGCATGCTTCGCGTTCGGGCTTCTGCTCGGCGGCACGCTCGGCGTGCTCGCCATGGCGATGCTGGCGGCGGGGAGGTGGGACGAGTGAGCGGCTTCATTACGAACGGCGAGCTGCGCATCGAGGCTGAGCGTCTCTGCGACGAGAACGAACGCCTGCAGGCCGAGAACGCCAAGCTGCGGGAGTTGGTGCGGGACATGTGGGACTTTTACTGCGTCGTGCCAGACGAGCCGTACGCAAGTAAGGAAGAGATTGATTTCAGCGTCGAGGTATGGAAGCGCATGCGCGAGCTGGGAATCGAGGTGGAGCAATGAGCGAAGGCCCGACAATCGGCGACTGGACGCAGTATGAGTGGATCCCAGACGATGCATTGTCCTTCCCCGCTAGTGTCAGGCTCCGCAACCCCGCATGGCTCGTGTACTACGAGCCCGACACCGTCGTTCAGCGGGAGCGAGCTGAGAGGCTGGAGCTGCAGGCCGAGAATGCCAAGCTGCGGGAGCTGGTGCGGGACATGTGGCATGACGGCATGTGCGAGTGCGACGAGCGTGGTGCATGCGCAGAGTGCGAGTACCACTTCCCTGACCGCATGCGTGAGCTAGGAATCGAGGTGTCTGATGGCTGAGCACGTAATCGACCTTACGGGTGTGGAGGTCAAGACCATTAAAGAGGCTCACAGCATCGAAGCAATCGAGGCTCTGTGGGGACTTCCCGTGCGCGAGGAAATCGTGCGCTGCCGCGACTGCGAGAGCGCGTGCGATCACTACGAGGGCATGGACGTGTGGTGGTGCGGGTACTTGCAGAGGTACGTCGGCTCCAACGGCTTCTGCTTTTGGGGCGTTAGGAGGGCAGGGGCATGAGCTATGACGTTCGTTTTGCCGTGGAGACGGTGAAGCCGAACCGCTACGGCGAGCGATTCGCGACGATCCTCACGCCCGAGTATGACTCGCCGACCTACAACCTGCGGAACATGTTCGTCGCCTGCATGGGATGGAACTACAAGCAGGGCGAGTGGTACCCGTTCGACGTGTTCATGCCTGCGATTGAACGCGGCATCCACGAGCTGACGTTCAACCCAGAGAAGTACGAGCAATACAACCCACCCAACGGCTGGGGAACTCTTGATGGCGCGCTCAGGGCGCTGCGCAACTGGTACTTCGAGCTGACCGACGAGTTCGAGGGGTTGTATGACTGGGACCTAAAAGACGTGTGGATGAGGTGGTGAGCGATGGAGCCAACTGAGCTGCTGCGCCGCCTGCTGGACGAGCGCGGGGTGGAGTACGAAGCACCGCACGCGGGATTCACGATTGTCCGCACAGACAATGCCGTGTGCAAGTTTTACGAGACGCTTGAAGAGCCTGAGCGCGGAGTGTTCGCAGTGGTTACGACAGATTGGCTCACCCCCGAGCAGGTCATCGAGGCAACGCTGGGGCCGCTCACTGAACGAGCGGCCAAAGACAGTGAGAAAGAAAGTGATGGGCGCGGGGAGTGCCACGACGTGAGCGAGAACCCGCTGAGGTATGAGTGCAGCGAATGCGGGGCCGTGTCGCTGGAAATCGCGCCGCGATTCTGCCCGTGTTGCGGACGCCGCTGCGTCGGGTGAAATGTACAAAAACGCAGGTAAGTGGTATAATTTGACTGTTCAGGTAGCGGCTGGACGGACAATCAAATATACTGCTGAATGCGCCATCGGTGTGAGAGCCGCTACCTCTCTGCCGATGGCGTTTCGTTTGGAGTAGCGGTCTGAATGAAAACAATTGATGAGACTGGCAACAGGCACGGGCGGCTCACGGTAATTAGCAGATGTGGGTCAAGCACAAAGGGCGGCGCGTTATGGCTTTGTCGATGCGACTGTGGCACCGAAAAAGTGGTACGCGGTACAGACTTACGCACTGGCAGGACACGTTCATGCGGTTGCCTAGAACAAGAAACGCGAGTCTACAACGGATATAGGCGCATGCGCCCTATACATGGCATGTCGAGATCACGACTTTACGACGTGTGGCATGGAATGAAAGCTCGTTGTTATCGCAGGACGCACCCATATTACAAGGACTACGGCGGTCGAGGGATATCGGTCTGCGATGAATGGGTCAACGACTTCTACGCTTTCGCTGCGTGGGCGCTGTCTCATGGGTACGACGAGAAAGCGCCAAAGGGCAAATGCACTCTTGACCGCATTGACCCAGATGGTGACTACTGCCCAGAAAATTGCCGATTCGCTGACATGGTTGTGCAACAGAACAACAGGCGAGACAGGAGTAATGACGTGCAGGTTTATCTCGGACAAGATGGTATTTATCACGCAAGCCCCAACTGCGGACGCCGCATTAAGGAGGACTGACCGTGGAGAGCATCGAGAGGCTGCGAAAGTACGCGAACGGACCCCGTGTGTATGTGCTGGCAGAGCATGGGTGGTACAGGGTGCTGGACGCTGACGGCGTGCCGATTCGTGTGGGAGACAGGATGGATACGGAGCGCGGCACTGAGGAGGTCGAGGGCATACTTCCTGGCCGTGGCCGCTTCCTTGTGTTACGTGACAACCAATGGTTGACGCTTAAAGCTGCGACTCACCACCACCATGAGCCGACCGTCGAGGACGTGCTGCGGGAGTTCGGCAGGGGCTGGCATGAGCAAATGAACGCGCCAGAGACGTTCGACATCGCTGATTACGTAGAGCGATACGCCGAGAAGCTCCGTCTGGCAGGTGATGTGTGATGGGCGGCACGTTTCACGCCGCGCTCGATGACACGGAGCTTTGGCCCGACGAGGTGGTGTGCTACACGGCATGGTCTGGCACTGGCGTGCCATACGAGGAGCGCCGCTACGTCCCAGAGCGCAAGGCGCGTCGCATCGCCGTGTTCAGCGAGGGCACCGACTTCACGGTGGGGCACACCGAGTGCTCCGAGTGCAAGGGCAGCATCAACCCGTGCGCGAAGTGGTGCGAGCACTGCGGCGCGAGATTCGAGGGGGACGAATGACCGAGCGCAGCCACGCCCCGAACCTCGCGCATATGGGATGGGCAAGTGGCAACCATTGGGCCGTCGCGCATCGATGCTCGCGCTGCGGGGCCATCGAGTATCGGCTGTACGACCCAGACGGCCCTCATAGCGGGAACCTACAGGAGCAGAGGCCACCAGAGGGATGGGTCGTGGGGATGAGCATGACGCTATGCCCGAGGTGCGGGGCATCATTCAAGTCGTGGCTTGAGGGGGACGAATGAACACCAAGGTCAAGACGGACGGCGACAACTTCGCCCTCATCGAGCATGGCCGCGCCCTCATCGAGTTCGAGAAGGACGGCGACTCGCCAAACTGCCCGTGCAGCTGGACGTGGTGCTTGTGGTGTGACGGCGAGCAGCTGGACGCGACCTGCGACGAGGCTTCGCTAGCGACGAGCGTCAAGGAGGCCGCGGAGTCGCTGGACGCCATCATCGCCGACCTGACGGGCATGCGCGACTACCTCAAGGCATACGGGGCATTCGGGAAGGAGCCGAGCGAATGAGCTACATCGAGAAGAAGCTGCACATCACTGAGAAGGCGGTTGAGCAGCTGCGGGCATACGCCCGATACATTGACGAGCACGCCGAGAACATCGTCGGCAACATCGACGCGCCCAACTACGTGACGGAAAGCGGCATCCGCATCTCGTTCGTGCTTCTTGAGCATGACAACGTGCCGACGCTTGAGGTGACCAAGGAGCACATCGTCTATCAGACTGGCGGATTCAGAAAGGAGGACGAATGACCGACGAGATCAGGACGATTCTGCTCGCCCTCGCCTACGCCATGGAGGAGGGCGAGGTCGACGCGGGGAGGGCGGCCTCTGCGCTCCGCTGGCTGGCCGACCGCGCCCGAGAGGTGATGAGTGGCGAATGACAGACGAGCAGCGACAGGCGCGGCTGCGCCATCACATGTACGAGACCTGCGAGGGAATAGCCGAGCACGCCGAGCGCATCGTGGCGCTCGAGGAGCTGGTTGCGGACTTCATCGAAGATTGCGCGTGCGACGGGAGCGAGTGCGTGCACTGGTACGGAGGCGGCGGGTGCAGACTCATCGACCGCGCCGAGAACCTGGGGGTGGGCGCATGACCACCACCGACGAGGGCGAGCTCCATATCTGCGCCGAGTGCACCGACTTCATCGGAGGTGGAGACTGGGGTCTCTGTTGCAAGTCAGCAGAGTACGGAGACCTCTGCTACGACTTCACGCCTGCATGCGAGCGATTCAAGCCTGGGCGAAAGATCAGTCCGATGATTCTCTATACGACGCCTGGCGGCAAGGAAATGGCGCGTGAATTCACAGTCAAAGCCTGCTGGGGTAGATGGGTTGACCTGGCCAAGCAGACCATCGCCGAGGGCAACACAGACGTGCGCATCGTTGACTTCGACGGCAGCAAGCATCCGAGGCTGCTCTGGCATCCAGAGTACGAGAGGAGCGAATCATGACCGTCACCGAGCGAGAGCGCAGGCGCATGGAGCTGGTCGATGGCAGCGCACACCGCACCGACCTCTGCGAGCAGCTCGCCATGCGCGAGTACGAGCTGGACAACCTGCGCAGGAAGGACAAGAGGTTGGTGGAGGCCGTCAACAAGGCAATCCGCGAGCTGAGCAGGGCGGTGGTCAACTTATGAGGGCAATATGGTGCTGCATCGGCTTCGCGCTCGCCATCTGCGTGATGATGTGCGCCATCCGCGACGAGCAGGGTGACGAGCAGGACGCATGGGCATGGGCGGGCGCGTGCATCGGCCTCGCCATCGTCGCGTTCGCGCTCTATGCGTGGGAGTACCGACCGCCGCGCGACTACGGCTTCCCGAGTCCCGCGAACGACCCGAGGCCCATCGTCTACGACCAGACGATTGACGAGCGGATGTGAGTGGGCGCAGCTATGCGACTTTGCCCCGCAGACGTGCGAAACGGATAAACACCCGTCTCGGACGTTTGCGGGGCTTCGTACATGGCTGGTTCAGCCTTAGAAACGATTCTGATTGGAGTTTGACATGGCACGCAAGGAGTCAGTCCAGAGCGGCGGAATCCTGCTCGCGGAGAATTGGAAGCTGTGGCCGATGGACGAGCGCAACTGGGAGCTGTGCACGCTCGCCGAGGACGGCAGGTGGAAGCCGCATGGCCGCTACTACTCCTACAACACAATCGACCAGGCGATGCTCTACGTCATAGATGTGCTCATGAAGGATGGGTGCAAGGACGATGCCCTCGCCCTCGCATCGGCCATGCGCCAGTGGCAGCAGCTCGCCGAGTCCATCCGCGCCACCGCGAGCGGGGCGGTCGCATGACCGCGAACGAGACGATGCCGCCCGTCCGCGCGTATGCGATAGACTGGGACGGGCGGCGCTACGTGGCCCGGTGCGCGGCCTGCCTCATGGAGTGCGAGGGTGCGGGCGACACCCCGACCGCCGCGCTGCGCGAGATGGGCAGGCACGCGGGCTGCACGCTCAGGCACCGCGAGATGAGCCTGCGCGAACGAGCGAGGAGGGACGCGTGACCTACCAGTTTGCCAGCGCCCGCGAGCTGTTCGAGGCGGCGCGCGAGGCGAGTAGGGACGCGGAGCGCATTCGCCGACAGCTCGACGCGATGGAGCAGCGCGCCGAGGGCCTTGGCGGCTCCGGCTTCGAGCCTCGCGTGCGCTCCACGTCAGACCCCGACCGCATGGGCGGGCGCGTGGCGGCGATGGTGGACGTCGAGCGGAAGATGCGCGAGCGCCAGTCGTGGGACTACGCTATCATCGACTACGCCTGCGCCGTGCTCTACGGCACCGACAACGACGCGGGCCTGCTCTCGCTCATGGGCTGGCGCGCCGACGCCATCTACCACCACTACATCGGCGGGATGACGTGGGCGCAGGTCGGCATGGTGCTCGGCTACTCGGAGCAGCACGTCTGGCGCGAGTGCCAGGTGGCGCTCGACACGTGCGACGCGTGGGGCTTCCTCGACACCATGCGCGGCCACGGGCAGGCGGAAATCTAGGTAGACCCACGATTAGCTGCGCATATGGCGGTCATGCGCCTAGCGTGGTATGACTAAGGTGCAAAGCATCGGCCCTCGCGGAAGCGGGGGCTTTTTTGTTAGGCGGAAACCCATGGCCGACAGACCCAAGCGTCGGCGCGGCGTGCGCTGGGACAGGACAAAGGCCCAGGCGTTCAGGCGCGACCGCGCGGCGTGCGCGCCGTGCTGGATTTGCCACGCGCCCATCGACTACTCGCTCGCGCCCAGCTCGTGCCCCGACGCGTGGGAGGCCGACCACTACATACCAGTGGACGATCACCCCGAGCTGGAGTACGACCTCGGCAACATAAGGCCGAGCCACGCGCACTGCAACCGGAGCCGCCAGAAGCGGGCCGGAATCGACCTGCTCGGGACACCCTCTCGTGACTGGCGCAGGCGGCAGGGGTAGGGGAGTCGAAATCTTGGGGCGCGAACGCGCGAACAGGGCACAGCCGCCAGCAGCGATTTCCCTCCGATGGCATTTTGGCCGCAGGGGGTGGTGACCTAGCAGCCGCCGAGCCGCTAGAATATCGAACCTTTGGAGTATCATGCAGCCCAAGCTGACCGTAACGATGGTCCCCACCGACGAGCTTGTGCCCTACGCGGGCAACGCCAAGGAGCACCCCGACTGGCAGGTGGGCCAGATAGCCACGAGCATCAAGCAGTTCGGCTTCGATGACCCCGTTGGCATCTGGCACAACCCGCAGGGACAGCCCGTGATCGTGGAGGGTCATGGCCGCGTCCTCGCCGCCAAGGAGCTGGGCATCGAGAAGGTGCCTACCATCGCGCTTGACCACCTGGACGATGAGGGCCGTCGCGCCTACACGCTCGCCCACAACAAGCTCACCACCAACACGGGCTACGACGCGGACGTGCTCGTGGCAGAGCTGGACGCCATCGAGGGCATCGACATGAGCGCGTTTGGGTTTGACGAGGCTGAGGCGCTAGAAGAGCTGGATGCCGTCGAGGAAGACGAGTCGCCAGCGCCGTCCGACGTGCCGAGCCGCGTGAGCGCGGGCGATGTGTGGCGCATGGGCGACCACGTGCTCATATGCGGTGATGCGACCGACCTCGACATCGTGGCAAAGGTGCTCGGGGGGGGTTCGCTGACCTCCTGCTCACAGACCCGCCGTACAACGTTGACTACGTAGGCAAGACCAGCGACGAGCTAACAATTGCAAATGACCACTTCGATAACGATGCTGAGTTCCGCGCTTTCATCGCGGATGCGCTCATGGCATGCAAGCCGCACATGAGAGACGGTGCGGCATTCTACATTTGGTTCGCCACGCGGCGAACCAAAGAATTGTTCGAGGCGTGCGAGGACGCAGGGTTAGAGATACGACAGGAGCTGTACTGGATTAAGCAGCAGTTTGTCCTCGGGCGGCAGGACTACCAGTGGCAGACGGAACCCTGTCTTTATGGGTGGAAGGACGGCGCGGCTCATTGGTTCGCCCCAACACGCTGCGAGACCAACGTCATCGAGGATCGTGCCGACCTCGACCGCATGACCAAAGCCGACCTCGTGGAGATGCTGAGGGGCATTCTCTACGGCGGAATCGAGACGGACGCATTGCACGAGGACAGGCCCATGCGCAGCGGCGAACATCCGACCATGAAGCCCGTGAGCCTCTTTGCCCGCCTCGTTCGGAACAGCACGCAGCGCGGCGAAGTGGTGCTCGACCCCTTCGCGGGCAGCGGCACGACGGCCATCGCGTGCGAGCAGCTCGGGAGACGCGCACGTCTCATCGAGCTAGACCCGCATTACTGCGACGTGATTATCCAGCGTTGGGAGAACCTGACGGGAAAGACCGCGCAGCGCATCAGCTAAGAAGGTGACACCATGACCGAGGCAGAGCAGCTAATCGAGGAATACGACGGGCCGCTCCGCCCGCAGGCGCTTGAGCTGGCCGAGAACGTCGTGTTCATGGCCCGCAAGCTCAAGGAGACGCGCGAGAGCATGGGCAAGACACCGCTCATCGTCAAGTACGACAACGGCGGCGGCCAGAAGGGCTACCGCGAGAACCCCGTGTTCAAGGCGTACAACGGCATGGTCGCGCGCTACGTCGCGGCCCTGCACGAGCTAGGCTCCATCCTCGGGTCCACGGTCACCGTCGAGGGGGCCGACGAGCGGCACAACAGGCTCGCCGACATGCGGGCGCGCAGCCGCGCCAGCCTCAAGGCCGTCTGATGCTCCTCGGCCACGAGGCCCCGCGCATCTACACGCCGCCGCTGCGCGAGCTGACGCCAGACACCACGCTGGGCTTCGAGATGTGCGACTTCGCCGAGGCGCTGGGCTTCCGGCTCGTGCCGTGGGAGCGGTGGCTGCTCGTCCACGCGTTCGAGATCATCGGCGACCTCGACGGCGAGTGGGCGCTGCGCTTCCGCACGGTGCTCGTGCTCATCGCGCGCCAGCAGGGCAAGACGTTCCTCACGACCATCATCACGCTCTACTTCCTCTACATCCTCGGCGTGGCGCTCATCATCGGCACCGCGCAGGAGCTTGACCAGGCGGAGGAGGCGTGGGACGCGTGCGTGGACGCCATCCAGTCGGATGACGAGCTGCGCTCCGAGATGGTCAGCGCCAAGTACGGCAACAGCGGGCGCAGGCTCAAGCTGAGCGGCAACCGCCGATACATCACCAAGGCGTCCAGCCGCAAGGCGGGGCGCGGAAAGCGCGCGCAGCTTGTGATCATTGACGAGCTGCGCGAGCAGACCAACTGGGAGGCGTGGAACGCCATCAGCTCGACCACGCTCGCCCAGGCGCAGGTAGGCATGCTCTGGTGCACGTCCAACGCGGGCGACCCCTACTCGCTCGTCCTGCGCCACGAGCGCTTCCTCGCGCACATGGCCCTCGGCGACCCTGACGGCTGGTGCCGCGACGTTGGCGACTCGCTGCCGCCCGCCGTCGATGACGAGGGCAACGAGGTGGACGCGGAGCCGCCCGCCATCTTCGAGTGGTCGGCGCGCCCCGACCGTGGCATCTGGGACAGGGAGGGCTGGTGCGAGGCCAACCCCTCGCTCGGCTACGGCTTCCTGACCGAGCGTGCGCTCGCCGCCGACATACGCAACAAGGAGGAGCGCGCGGCACGCACCGAGAACCTCTGCCAGTTCGTGGAGGCCATCAGCGAGCCGCCGTTCCCCGTGGGCGCGTGGGACGCGGGAATCGACCCCGACAGCGAGGTACCCGAGTCCAGCCCCGTCTGGTTCGCCGTGGACGTGGCGGAGGACAGGCGGCACAGCTCCATCGCCGTGTGCGGCCAGCGCGCGGACGGTGACTGGCACGTCGAGGTCGTGGCATACGAGTCGGGCATCGCGTGGCTCGAGTCGTGGTTCCGTGATGTGGCCAACCCGCTCGACCCCGTGCAGGTGGCGATACAGGGGCGCGGCGCTCCCGCATCGTCCATGGCGTCGGTGCTCGACGCGATTGACGGCGTGCAGGTTACCGAGGTCGCGGGTGCCGACATCGCGGGCTGGTGCGGTCGGTTCTGGGACGCGGTGAGCGCCCTCGACCCCGACGAGTCCGCACGCTCCGACGCGCGACCCGTCCGCCACCGACCGCAGGCTGCGCTGGACATGGCCGCGAACGTCGCTCGCACCCGCCTGATGGGCGACGCGGCGTGGGCGTTTGACCGCAAGCGCAGCCCCGTGGACATATCCCCGCTCGTGGCATGCGCCTACGCGCACGGGCTTGCCACGCGCGTGCCGGACCAGCCAAAGAAGAAGTTCGAGAGCGCCTACGCGGAGCGGGGCGTCCTTACCGTATAGGGGAGGGCAAATGGGCCTTTTCGACCGACTGAGGGCGGCTTTCTCGCCCTCCTACCAGATCACGCTCGCGCCTGGACAGCCCACGTTCGTGGCGGGGATGGACACGGCGCAGCTATACCGCACGCAGCCGAACCTGCGCGCCGTCGTGGGCTTCCTCGCCGACAACGCGGCGAGCGTGCCGTGGAAGGTGTACGACCGCGTGGCGGACGGCGACCGCGTGCGCGTCACCGACTCGCCAGCGGCGCTGCTGCTGTCCCGCCCGAACGAGCACATGACCGCCTACGAGTGGCGGCGCGCCCTGTTCTCCGACCTCTACCTCTACGACATGCACCTGTCCCTCGTGGTGCCCGACGCGGACGCTTCGAGCGGCTGGGCCATGTGGCGCGTGCCGCCCGAGTGGGTGGACGGCTACATCGGAGGCAACGCCTGGGCACCCGAGTCGTTCGTGATCAGCACGCCGCACAGCCGCATGATCGAGGTACCGCGCGGCGTGTGCCTGTGGATGCACGGCTACGACCCGAGCGACCCCATGCGCCAGACCAGCCCCGTGGAGGCCCTGCGCGACCTACTCGGCGAGCAGGTCGAGAGCGCCCACTTCCGCCGCCAGATGTGGCAGCGCGGCGGCAGGTTCAACGCCTACCTCACGCGCCCCAAGGACGTGGAGAGGTGGACGGAGGACGCGTTCGAGCGCTTCAAGCGCTCGTGGAACGAGAGCTGGGCGGGGCGCGACGGCACCGACGCTGGGGCCATGCCCATCTTGGAAGATGGCATGGAAATCCGCCAGGTGCAGTTCAACGCCAAGGACGCGGAGTGGAGCGAGGCCAAGCGGCTGGGCCGCGAGGACGTGGCGGGCGTGTACCACGTCAACCCATCGCTCATCTGGCCCGGCACAGGGCAGACCTACGCGAGCGCAAAGGAGAACGCCCGCGCCCTCTACAACGACACGCTGGCCCCGAAGCTCATGGAGGCCACCGACAAGGTGAACGCGGCGCTCCTGCCCATGGTGGGCGAGCCTGTGCGCCACTACGTCGAGTATGACCTCGCCGTGAAGCTGCAGGGCAGCTTCGAGGAGCGTGCCGGAGTGCTGCAAAGCGCGGTCGGCGGGCCGTGGATGACGAGGGACGAGGCGCGCGCGCAGTTCAACCTCCCGCACATCGACGGGGCAGACCAGCTCATCGTGCCGCTCAACGTGCTCGAGGGAACCGTCGCAAGCCCCAACGACACGGACCCGACCATCGACCGCCTGGGTGCCGAGCCTGCGCGCAAGTGCGCGTGCGCCGACCACAAGTCCAGCGAGGTCAGCTACAAGGCCGAGCCGATGGACGAGGACTCGCGGCAGTTCGCCGACGTGTTCGCCAAGTTCTTCGAGCGCCAGTCCCGCTCCGTCCTGCCCAAGCTGCGCGCCGCCAAGTCCAAGGCGGACGGCGAGCCTGACTGGTGGGACGTGACCCGCTGGGACAAGGAGCTGACCGATGACCTGTTCGAGGTCGCGCAGGGCCAGAGCCAGACGGCGGCGGTGCAGGCGCTCCGCTTCCTCGGCGTGCCCGATGACGAGTACGACCTCTCCCGCGCGCTGGACTTCCTGCGCGACATGTGCCGAGTCCGCGCCGAGTGGGTGAACGAGACAACGCGCCGCGAGCTGGAGCGTGCGCTCGAGCTGGAGGCGGCTGGTGCCGAGGGACTCATGGCCACGCCCGAGGGCGTGTTCCAGAACGCCGTGGAGAACCGCACCGAGAGCGCGGGCAGCGCCATCGCGTCGGCCATCAACGGCTGGTCGGCGCTCGAGGCGGTGCGCCAGTCGGGCGTCGAGGGCGTGAGGAAGCGGTGGGTCGTGACCAGCTCCAACCCGCGCCCGACCCACGCCGCCATGAACGGCGTGACCGTTGGCGTGGACGAGCGCTTCCCCAACGGACTCGACTGGCCCGGCGACTGGTCGGGTGGCCCCGACGAGGTGTGCGGGTGCCAGTGCGAGATAGAGGTCGTGCGCGAGGTCTAAGGAGGGGACGCATGAAGCTGGAAGATTCGCGCAAGAGGTACATCGACTACATCGTGACCACGCTCAAGTACGTGGCAGACAACATCGAGCAGTACGTGCCAGACGAACTACTCCTGGAAGGTTCCGAGTTCGTCGTGCGCATACCAGACATGCACGCCGTCCCGACCGTCGAGCTGGACGCGCAGATGCCAGCGACCGCCATTCCACCCTCAAGAGAGTAAGCAACGCATGGCCCCGAGAGGGGCCTTTTTCATGCGGAAGGAGGGCCAAGATGCCCAAGTTCAAGAGCGCTCAGATGGGCGTGCAGATGCCATCAGACGGCATCGTTGAGGGCTACGCGTCCACGTTCGACCGCGAGCCTGACAGCTACGGCGACATCATCGCCAAGGGCGCGTTCGCGCGCACGCTGGACGAGTGGCGCGCCAAGGGCGGGGAGGGCCTGTCCATCCCGCTGCTCTACGGCCACAACACCGATGACCCCATGCACAACATCGGCAGGGTGACCGAGGCCCACGAGGACGAGAAGGGCCTGTTCATCCACGCCGAGTTCGACGCGGACAACGAACTCGCGCAGTACGCCCGCAAGCTGGCGAGCGAGGGCCGTCTCTACCAGTTCAGCTTCGCCTACGCCGTGCGCGACGCGGGCATGGTCACGCTCGAGGGCGGCGTAGACGCCTACGAGCTGCGCGACCTCGACCTCTACGAGGTCAGCCTCGTCCAGATTCCCGCGAACCAGCACGCCGTGGTCACGTCCATCAAGAGCGAGCCGCAGACCATCGAGCTGCGCCCGCGCATCGAGGGACTTACCGAAGAGCAGCGCGAGGAGTTCACAAAGGCCATTGCCGAGGCCACCCACAACGGGCTGGAAATCGGCCTCAAGGCTGGACGCCGCAACTCCAAGGCCGACGAGGACGAGCTGCGGCGCGTCCGCGAGTGGGCCAACAACATCACCCAGGCAATCGACGGCCTTCTGGCCGACGAGATAGACGCAGACGAGCCTGACGGCGGGCCTGAGCCTGACGCCAACGCCGAGGAGCCTGACGGGGCCAAGGCGGAGGAGCAGACGGTGACGGATGCCGAGGGGCTGGAAAGCGCCAAGCAGTACGCGGCGGCAATCCTCGCCGCGATCGACACCCTAGCAAAGGAGTAAGCATGAACAAGCTCATGCAGCAGCTCGAGGACGCCAAGAGCGCCCTCGCCGACGCCATGGACAACGGTGACGCCGAGGCCATCAAGTCCGCGACCGAGGCCGTCAAGGCCGCGCAGGCGGCTCTCGACGCCGCCAAGGAGGGCGAGGCCCTCATCAAGTCCTTCGGCAAGTCCGAGGGCAAGCCCGTGGCCAAGGCCGCAGCCCGCACGCTCGGCGAGTTCGCCGTGCAGAACCTCGACCTGACCGCCATGCGTCTCGGCGCTGCCAAGTCCGCAGGCACCGGGTTCGGCTTCAAGGCCGCTACCGACGCCCACACCTCGCAGCAGATGCTGGTCGTTGACCAGAACGTCGTGGACATCACGTCTGCCCGCGACCTTGCCATCCGTTCCCTGTTCGGCTCCGAGACCATCAGCGGCAATGCGCTCAAGTACTTCATCCTCGGTGCCAAGGAAGCCGTGAGCGGCGGCGCTCCCGCTTCCGTCGCCGAGGGCGCGGCCAAGCCGCAGTTCCACATCCCCGTCGGCTCCGACACCGCCACCCTCCAGAAGATTGCCGGTTGGTACTACGAGACCGACGAGTTGATCGAGGACAACGCTTTCCTGCGCAGCTCCATCGACAACCGCGGCCTGTTCGAGCTTGACCTCGCCATCGAGACCTACCTGATGACCACGCTGCTCGCCACCTCCGGCCTCGGCTCCGCCACCTACGCCCACGGCGGCAACGTGAGCGCCGATGACATCTTCGCCGCCATGATGACCGTCAAGGGCGCGAGCAACTACAACGCTGACGCCATCGTCATCAACCCCGCAGACTACCAGCGCCTGCGTCTCGCCAAGGACAACAGCGGCGCTGGCCAGTACTACGGCGGCGGCTACTTCTACGGCCCGTATGGCAACGGCGGCACCGCCCAGCAGCCCGGACTGTGGGGACTCAACACCGTTATCACGTCCAGCATCGCCGCTGGAACCGTGCTCGTGGGCAACTTCAAGCAGGGCGCGTCCGTCATCACCAAGGCTGGTGACGGCCAGCGCGTCGAGATCGTGACTGGTGACCACGATGACCGCGTTGCCAACCGTGTAACCGTGATTGTCGAGGAGCGCCTTGCCCTCGCCACCCGCGTCCCCGCCGCGTTCGTCAAGATCACCGAGGCCGCTTCCTAATGGCGCTCAGAATCTACCGCTCGCCTGACGGCTTCACGTTCCAGTACGAGGAGGGGACGCAGCCCGCGGGCTACGTCCTCGTGACTGCCGAGAAGCCCAAGGCCGCGCCCAAGCGGCGCACGGCGGCGAACAAGGCCAGGCAGGCCGACAACAAGTAAGGAGGGGGCGGCATGGCCTACACCATGACCCCATGGGGCTACGACGTGGACGGCACGTTGCCGCCCCTCATCACGCGGGAGCAGTTCGACGCCATGACGGGCGGCAAGTGGGCGAGCGACGGGCGCGTTGACAGCGCAATCGCGGCCGCGAGCGCGACCATCCGCAATGCGTGCGGCTGGCACGTCGCGCCGTCGATGCCCTGCCGCGCCGTCGTGGACGGCGACGGCTCGCGCACCATCTGGCTGCGCACCACCTGCCTGACGGGCGTGTCCTCGCTCGACGTGGACGGCACCGAAGCGGAGTGCCAGTGGTCGCGCATCGGGCAGGTCGTGTCCGACGTGCGCGTGCCATGCGCGCTGCAAGCCGCCGTGGTCGAGTACGTGGCGGGCTTCGACGCCACGCCCGATGACATCATGGCGGTCGTGCGCTCCATGGTCGTGCGCTCCATCGCCATGTCCTACGGCGTGACCTCCGAGAGCGCTGGCGGCGTGTCCGTCAGCTACGCGCAGGGGGCCGCATACGCAGCCGAGGCCACGAGCGCGACCGACTCCGACATGGCGGCGCTCATGCCGTACAGGGCGGTGACGGCTCATGCTACCTAGCTTCTGCCATGACACCGTGACGGTCGTGCGCCCCGCGTCCATGGAGTCGCGCGGCACGGTCGTGCCAGATTGGGCGAACGCACAAAGCCACGTCCTCAGCGGGTGCAGCGTGCAGACGCCGACCACCTCGATGGACATGGACGGCAGGCGGCAGACGGCCCTCGCTGGCACGCTCTACGCCCCGCCGTTCTCCGACGTGGCGGCTGGCGACCGCATCGAGTGGACCGACCCCATGGGCAGGGCGCACGCGTTCCTCGTGGACGGCGAGCCGATGCCGTGGGAAAGCCCAACGGGCCGCGTCAGCCACGTGCAGGCCGACCTCATCGAGTGGAGGGGGTAGCCGTGGCCGACTCCATCAAGTTCAACAGCGCGGGCTTCCGCGCCATCCTTCTCGGCGGCGGCACCAAGAGCGCCGTCCAGTCGGCGGCGCAGCAGGTGGCCGCAAGGGGCCACGGCCTAGAGGTGCGCTCGCGCGTGGGCAGCTATGGCGGCGGCAGGCAGATCGCGTTCGTCCGCACGACCGCGACCACGCCAGCCGAGGCCGAGGCGCAGCGCGAGACGCTCGAGTCAATCATCTAGGGGGTTCGCCATGCAGCTCGTCACGCCAGTCGATGCGGATGACGTAATCCAGCGTTGGCTCAACTCCGTGGGCGTCCACGCCTGCGCCGAGCCGCTCCCGCGCGACCTCGCTGGCAACCTGCCGCTCACGCTCGTGCAGGGCATGGGCGGCGACCGCTCCGACGTGGTGCGCGACGTGTTCAGCGTCAGGCTGTACACGTGGGCCGAAACGGACGCAGAGGCCGCAGCCGAGGCGGCGCGCGTGGTCGCGTCGCTACAGGCCATGGAGCGCGAGGACGTGGGCGGCGCGTTCTGCCGCAGCGTGGAGTTGAACGCCCTGCCGTATCCCGCGCACGACATCAACCACCCCGACCTCCCCCGCATGTGCTTCACCGCGAGGGTGGGCATAGCGGCGAGCGTCGGGAACCAAGACTAGACATAAGGAGGACACATGGCACTCAACGCAGCCAACGTGTTCATCGGCACGCCCGAGCAGAGCGCCACCGTGGGCGCTCTGTCCCGTGGCGACGTGCTGACCACCATCCCCGCCGACTACGCGGCGGCAAAGACCGCAATCGCGAGCTTTGAGATGAGCGGCTACATCTCCGAGGACGGTGCCACGCTCACCATCGACAAGTCCACCAACGGCATCATCGAGTGGGCGCGCAAGCAGGTGCGCCGCACGCTTGACAGCGTGGACGCCACCATCGGCTGCACGCTCCTGCAGATGGACGCCCAGGACGCCAAGTTCGTCTTTGGCGATTCCAACGTCTCGACCGTCGCGGCAGGCAGCGGCCACGGCAACCAGATGAAGATCAGCGTGGGCGCGTCGCTTGACGAGCCGCACGCGTGGGCGCTGCGCATCAAGGACGGTGACTTCGGCATGATCGTCCTCTGCCCCAACGGGCAGGTCACCTCCGGCATCGACATGACGTTCGCCGCCGACCAGGCAATCAACATGCCCATCACCATCTCGGCGAACAGCGACGATGCTGGCCAACTCGTCTACATCTACACGGATGACGGCCTGACGGCCTAGCGAAAACGGAGGTAAGCCTTGTTCAAGCTAAAGCTGAGCCGCAAGGCGTCGTTCGAGGTCAAGATTGATGACGAGACGTACTACGTGCCGAACGCTGGAGAGCTGCCGACGCGCTGGATGGACAGGCTCATCGACGCGTACTCAATCGAGGACGAGGACAAGCGCGGAAAGGCCATCTGGCATTTCATGCACGACCTGTTCGGTGAGTACGTCGGGGATGACGTCGTGGGCGACATGAATGCCGAGGAGTTCGCGGCACTCTGCGACGCGTGGAACGCCGAGACGGGGGACGCGGACGGTGCGACGCCGGGGGAATAGCGGAGCTGGCGCGTCTCGTGCGCGAGCACGGGCCAGCTATCGACTACGACCTCATGACTTTGACAAGGTTCACAATCGCTGACCTCGGCGGGGCGCTCTCGTGGGGGGCGCTCCGCCATTTTCTTTTGTACATTCCGCGCACGAGCGCCACGAGCCGCGAGCTGCGCCCGACCTCCGACGAGGAGATGTGGGCCAACGGCAACGCCACCGCCGCGATTCTCGCGGACATCTACGACGCGATTTCGCAGCTCAACAACAACGTCATGGCGAAGGGGACGGGCAGGGCGGCAAGACAGGCCAAGCCCTACCGCAGGCCGTGGAGAAAGCCGACGAACGAGCGGCAGCTCGGGCGCGACCCCATCCCCGTCTCGGAGTTCGAGGCGTGGTGGGCCGAACACGCTTAGGAGGTGAAGAATGGCTTCTGGCATCGAGGTGGCCAAGGCATACGTAACCATCATCCCCTCAATGAAGGGAATACAGGGCGAAATCTCCAAGCAGCTCGGCATCGAGTCCATCAGCACCAACGCGGGAAAGACGTTCGGCAACGGACTCCTGAACGGACTCAGCGGCGTGACGGGCAAGCTGTCCTCCGCGCTGGGAAAGACTATCAGCACCGTGACCAAGGCGGCGACGGCTGGAACCGTCGCGGCCGCTGCGGCTGCTGCCGCCGTCTCCAAGAGCGCCCTTGACAGCTACGCGCAGTACGAGCAGCTCGCGGGCGGAGCCGAACAGATATTCTCGCAGATGGACTTCGGGAGAATATCGGCGGACGCGCAGGCGGCGTACAGGGACATGGGCATGTCCGCGAACGAGTACCTGGAGTCCATCAACCAGGTCGGCGCGGCGTTCAAGGCCACCATGGGGGACGAGCGAGGCTATGACACCGCAAAACGCGGCATGCAGGCCATCTCCGACTACGCCAGCGGCACGGGCCGCAACCTGGACGAGCTGAACGACAAGTACCAGATGATCACGCGCTCGACGTCCAGCTACCAGTCCATCGCCGACCAGTTCAGCGGCATCCTGCCCGCGACGAGCGCCGACTTCCTCAAGCAGGCGCAGGCGGCGGGACTCCTCAGCGGCGAGTACACCAAGCTGACCGAGGTGCCCGTCGCCGAGTACCAGCAGGCCGTGACAGGCATGCTGGAACGTGGCGTGGACGCGCTCAACCTAACCGGCAACACCGCGCGCGAGGCCGAGCACACCATAAGCGGCTCGCTCGCCATGGCCAAGGCGTCGTGGACTAACTTGCTCACCGAGCTGGGCAAGGATGACGGCAACATCGAGGCCCGCGTCGGCGAGGTCGTGGACAGCGCGCTCGCCGTCGTGGAGAACGCGGGGCCGCGCCTCGTCAAGGTGGTCGGCGCGCTCATCCAGAAGGTTCCGCCCGCAATCGCCGAGAACGCGCCGAAGGTCATGCAGGCCATGACCGAGCTGCTGGACGGCGTGACGGACGGCGCGTTCTCGCGTGCCGTGGCCAAGATTCAGCCGAGCGTCGAGCGCATCGGCGGGGCAATCAGCGGCCTGATTGACAGGCTCGCGCCGCTCGCGCCCTATGCGCAGCAGATAGGCTCTGCGGTCGGCGACATACTCGCCAAGGCGTTCGAGGCCGTGTCAAAGGCAGTGGAGGCGCTCGCGCCCATCCTCGCCGACATAGCCGAGGCGGTCATGCCCGTGCTCGCGGACGCAGCGCAACTCTGCGCAGACGCGTTCGAGAAGCTGGTGGACATCGTGACGGGCGCGCTCGAGTTCCTGGGCGAGTCCTTCGGCAAGATAGGGAACTTCCTCAAAGACCCGCTGGGCAGCATCCAGAGCTTCGGCAAGGACATACAGAGGTCGTTCACCAACACGGGAAAGAGCGTCACCAAGACCGCCAGCGCGACCGAGCGCAGCGTGTCCAAGACGTTCACGTCCATGGCCACGTCCGCGCAGAGCAGCGGCAACACCATGCAGCGCGGCGTGTCCGGCAGCTTCACCACCATGCAGGCCAACGGCTCCAAGTCCGTGTCCGCGCTCGAGTCCAGCGTCCGCACTGGCATGACGAACGCCGCGAGCACGACGGCGAGCAGGATGTCCGCTCTCGAGGGCAGCGTCAAGACCTCGACGGGCAACGCCGCGAGCAGCGCCGAGAGCACGAGCACGCGCATCAAGAACGCGTGGAACAAGTCCTACAAGATGACCCTCAACTCCGAGGCCAACACCAGCAGCGCCGAGGGCAAGCTGTCCAAGCTGCGGAACAACTGGAACGGCTCGTCCATCACGTTCACGTCGTATGCGGACACCGACCCTGCGGAGAGGAAGCTGCAAAAGCTGTACTCGAGGTGGGCGTTCACGTCCATCCCGTTTTCCGCGACTGGCGGCGCGTTCGCGCGTGGCGCGATCATCGAGAAGCACGCGGACGGCTTCATCGCCAACAGGCCAGGGCGCGGCGTGGACATCACGCGCCACATCGCGGGCGAGGCGGGGGCCGAGGCGATCATCCCGCTCACCAACAAGCGCTACGTCCGCCCGTTCGCGGAGACGGTCGCAGACCTCATCGACGTGGGCAACGGCGGCGTGACCATCACCGGAAACACGTTCATCGTGCGCAACGACCGCGACATATCGGCCATCGGTCGCGCAATCAACGAGGAGGCCGAGCGCGTTAGGAGGTCGAGGCTGTGATGGAGCCGAGCATGTGCCTGGTTTTCAATGATCACGACCTAGCCGACGAGTTCGTGGTCGAGTACCACGTGACGCGCGACCTGCCCACGTGGGAGCCGACGCTGGTGGACGTGATGGGGCGCGACGGTGCGGTCTACGCTGGCACCCGCGCCCTGCCGCGCAGCGTGGAGGCCGACCTGTACTTCATGGACGATACGCGAGAGGGGCGCATGCGCGCCGTCCGCTCGCTCGCGTCCATCCTCGCGGTGCGCGAGCCTGCGCGGCTCGTCCTCGGTGACGAGGGCGGTCTGTGGCGTCTGGCCGTGCCGCAGCTCGAGCAGCCGCTCGAGGCGTTCCTCAACGCCGACGCGGCGCACGTGTCGTTCGTCTGCCCCGACCCGTGGCTCTACGGCGAGGAGCACGAGTGGACGCTCGGCTCGTCCACCACGCTGCTCGTGGGCGGCTCGTGCGAGGCCCCAATCGACATCACCGTCACGGGTGCCAGGGCTGGCACGCTCACCGTCACGAACACGACCACGGGGCAGTCCCTCAGCGTCAGCGGAGTTCCCGCTGGCGCTGCCGTGTCCATCAAGTCCAGCGAGTGCGTGGTCACGGTGAACGGCACCACCAAGGTGCTCACCGCATCGTCCAGGTGGCTGCACGCGCAGCCCGGGGAGAACGTCATCACCGTGACGAACGGCGGAACCTCCGTCGTGGCGAGCGTGACGGACAGGTGGTGGTAGCGTGCGCATCACGGCATTCACGCACGACTGGCAGCCAATCGGCGACCTCGACCAAGGGCGCATGCTGTCCGCAAAGGTCATAGAGGAGGTCAACGGCGAGCACGCGATCGTCATCGAGACTACGCAGGAGCTGGCCAAGGATGACCGCCTGCTGTGGCGCGATGACGCGGGAATCTGGCACGAGTACGTCGTGTACGGCATCTCGTCCACGCGGCTGGGGCCGACAGTGGTGGCCCACACCTACTACTGCCCGTGGTCGGTGCAGGTAGACCTGGACGAAACGACCACCACTGCGATGCCCGGAACGTCGGGGGTGCCAGCAAGCGCGACGGTCGCGCTCAGGGGTGCCCTGCAAGGCACGGCGAGGTGGACGGTCGGCACGGTCGAGCCGACCACGCTCGCCAGCGCATCCTTCTGGCGCAAGAGCGGCTGGGAGGCCATGCAGACCCTCGTGGAGACGTGGGGCGGCGAGCTGCGCGCCGACATCGCGGTCACTGAGGACTGGGCGGTCACGCGCAGGGTCAGCCTGCTGAACCATGTAGGCTCCGAGACACCCACGCGCCGATACGACTACGGGCACGACGTGGTGGGAATCACGCGCGACGTGCTCGAGCAGCCGTGGACGTGCAGGGTCATCCCGCTCGGAGCTGGCGAGGAGCTGGACAGCGGCGGCTACGGGCGCAAGATTACCATCGAGGACGTGAACGGCGGCGTTGACTACCTCGAGGATACCGAGGTCGTGCCGCTCGTCCGCAAGCCTGACGGCAGCGGCGGGTGGGAGTACCCCGTCCAGCACGTCGAGAACCCCAACGCAAAGACACCAGCCGAGCTGCTGGCGTGGGCGCAGGCCAACCTACACGAGTGGACGCGCCCAAAGGCGAGCTACGAGCTGGACGTGGTTCAGCTCGCGCAGGCTGGCACCTCTGGCGGCGTCGCGTGCGGCGATGAGGTCATCGTCGTGGACACCGCGTTCGGGGAGTCGGGCATCCAGATGGAAACGCGCTGCGTGCGCGTGGAGGTCGACCTGCTCGACCCGTCGCAGAACGTGGTGACGCTCTCCAACGTCCCCAGCTCGCTCGGCTCGCAGCTCGCGTCCATCGCGCAGGCTGGCCAGACGGCGCTCGACATGATCGCTAACAGCGGCGAGCGTCAGGCGTCCAGCGAGTACGTGTCCGACCTCATCGCGCGCCTGAACGAGCAGGCCAACCTCACGGGCGGCTACACGTACACCACCGAGGGCGAGGGCATCCGCACATACGACGCGCCCGTCAGCGACCCCGCCGTGGGCGCTGAGGCCACAAAGGTCGTGGAGATAAAGGGCGGGAACCTTCGCATCGCCAACACCAAGGACAGCCAGGGCAACTGGCAGTGGAAGACGGTCATCGTGTCCGGCCACGTCGCGTCCGAGCTGGTAACGGCGGCGCAGCTCGTCGCGGGAACCATCACGAGCGCCAACGGCACCGTGTCCATCGACCTCGACAACGACACCATCGAGGTGGGCGGCAGGGCCCTCACGACTGTCATCCAGGACGTTGACGGCCTGAACACCCTCATCAGGGACACCACGGACGGCACGCTGGTCGTGCGCGAGGGCGCGGACTTCGCCGCGCTCGTGGACGCGAGCGGCGCGTTCGAGGTGGTCTACGTCACGTGGAATGACGGCGAGCCTACGCTGGTGGCCCCGTGGTTCACGGTGGACAGCAACGGCGCGCGCTACGTCAACTACGGCGTGAGCGGCGAGCCGCACTTCTCGACGGACGGCACCTCGCTCGAGGTCGGGTACACCGCTGGAAACAAGCTGCACTACGACACGACCAGGGGCTTCTGGCTCTCGACGCGCAGCGGCAACGCGGAGTCCATCGAGTTCGGCGTGCAGGTGGACGGCACGCCCTACGGGGCCAACGCCTACAAGTGGAACGAGATAGCGACCACGACGGGGACAACGCCCGTATCGCTCGACCTGTACGGGCTGGTGAACGGCACCGAGTACATGTACAGCGAGCTGATGGTGTTCATGCGCAACGGCACGAACTACTGGTCATCGATGGTCGTGCCAGTCGCGCAGCTCACGACCACGCAGGTCGAGTGGTACATGGGCGGCGGCGTCTGGGCATCGTCGGCGGCTCGCGGTCGCACGGCGGTGTTCCGCATCTCCAGCTCGATATTCACGCCCGTGGGGGCATACGTGGACGGCACCGCTGTCACGCCCGACTGGGTAATCTACGCAAGATAGGGGGGCCAATGAACACGTTCAGGCTCAACCTCGACCTCGACAAGAGGTTCGAGAACGACTGGGTGCGCATCCGCCAGGGGGACAAGAACGGCACCACGATCATCGCCACCATCTACGACCACGGCGTGCTGCTGACGGGGAGCTACACCGCACGCATCCGCATGCGCCTGCCTGACGGCGAGCACTTCTACGAGAAGGACGCGACGTTCTCCAACGGCGTGGCGACCGTCACGATTGACGAGACGCAGGCGGCGAGCGTCAGCGGCACGACCGACAACGCCTACTTCCAGATTCTCAGCGGCTCCACGGTCATCGCGTCCACGCAGGACTTCACCGTGCGGATTCTGCGCGACGCGACCTCCGACGCGGAGGTGGGCGAGAACTACAGCACGCAGATTCAGCAGGCCATCGACTCGCTGAACGACATGACCGCGACCATCCCCGAGAAGGTCGTGGACGAGGTGGACGCGCAGCTCGCCGCCCACCCCGAGTGGACTACGACCGTGCAGGACAACTCTCTGGACGATGACAAACTCATCCAGAAGGGCGGCATCCTGCAACGCGAGCGGTGGCTCGAGACGATGCTGCCCAACATCCCGCGCAAGGCCACGGCGGAGGCCGACGTACACAGCGTCACCGACTCCGCAGGCGGCGGGCCTCTTGGCATCAGCGTGTACGGGCGCTCGACGCAGGACGGCACGCCCACGCCCGACGCGCCCGTGCCTATTCAGAGCGTGGACGCGGCGAACCTGCTTCCTGGAGACACGGAGACGGTCACCATAGCGAGTGCGGCGGCATTTTACCCCATGACCCTCGTGAACCTTCCCGCTGGCACC